GATCGTAAAGTATTAGACATTACAGGTATCGTAGCTGCCCGTACTCTTTCAGCTCGTGTTATTACTGAGATGACTAGCCAAGGAGATAGGTGGTTCGACTTCCGAATCAAAGATCCAGAGCTAGATCGGCTAGAGACAGTTAGAAGATTTCTATATGAAGTAAGCGATAAAGCTTATTCAGTGCTTCAAGATAATTGGAGATTACCTCATACAGAGGTTACCACAGACTGGATCGGATACGGCACAGCCTGCCTCTACGTGCAAGAAACTGAATCAAAAGATGGTGAAAAGGAGCTAGTGTTTAAATCCATTCCAGTCACAGAGCTCTTTATTGCAGAGGATTTTAAAGGCAAGCCAGATACAGTATTCCGATACTTTACTCTTCCTGTGCGTCAGATAGCTCAGGAGTTCGGTACAGATTCCTTCACTAAAGACATGCTGGAATGTCTAGACAAGGATCCAGATAAGACATATGAAGTAATTCACGCTGTATTTCCTAGCGACACTTACATCAAAGATGGTAAGATGAAGCAGAATATGAAGTACAAAAGCTGCTACGTTCTTAGGGACAAGAAGATACTTCTGCGGCAAGGCGGCTTTAAGCGCATGCCTTTCATCGTATTCCGTTTCTGGAAGCGTACAGGCGAGCCCTACGGAGGTAGCCCAGCTTGGGATGCTCTATCAGATATTCGTATGATTAACGTAATGTCTGAGACAGCCTTACGAGCTTTTCAGATGGAGGCTTTTCCTCCTCTGTTAGCAGCTTCTGACGGTGTTATTATGCCTCTTAAGACTATCCCTAATGGTGTCAATATAGGAGGTATGAGCCCTGACGGTAAACGTCTTGTAGAGCCTTTGGTTACTGGAAGTAAGTCTCAATTAGCATTTGAAGTCTTAGAGCAGCGCAGACAATCTATACGTAACGCTTTCTTCGTAGATCCTTTGATCAACCGAGAGAACTCCATACGTACTGCTGCAGAGGTTCAAAAACGTGCTGCTGAAGAGCTTAACGGCATAGGACCTTTTGTTAATAGATATGAGCAAGAATATCTCGAGCCTTTACTGGACAGAGTATTTGACTTTGTTCTAGATAACATGATAGATCCTGAGACTATTCCTGAAGAAGTACAAGGACTTGAGACAGAGATAGAGTATACAGCTCCTCTAGCACGTACGCAGAGAGCTAAGCAACTAGACTCTACAGTAACCTTCTTACAGCTTATACAGACAGTTGCTCAGGCAGATCCATCAGTTATGGGTGTACTTAAGAAGGATAACTTAGTAGCTATGCTCACAGATCTCTTGGGAGTTCCTTACCATATTCTTAAGACTCAAGAAGAGATGGCAGCTGAGGAGCAACAAAAAGCCCAGCAGCAGATGATGGAGCAGCTTATGCAAGCAGGTCCAGCTCTTGGTAGTACCATTAAAGATACTTCAGAAGGTCTACAGAATCTTTCTCAAACAGCTCAGGTAGGTCTTCAAGGACAGGGAACTATTAACACAAGGTAAGTACATATATGAACTTTCTAGACAGAAAACAAAAAAGAATCAAAGCAGCTTTTAATAGTCCTGACGGTGAGTTTCTACTTGCCGCTCTGCTTGATTTCTCAGGATTTTATAAACAATCATTCTCAGAGAATCCTTATCAAACAGCCTTCAACGAAGGTAAGAGAGCAATAGCTTTACATCTTATACAGATGCTAGCTCTTACAGAAGAGGATATGAGATCTTTAGTTAGAGATTATCGAGAGGGTATGTACAGTAGCTCAGAAGATAATTCTTAAGTTTAATCTAAAAAGGAACCTTTAACCATGACAACAAACGAAACAACCAACGAAACTAATAACCCAGTTACTGAAGATGCTCCTGTAGAAGGTCTTCCACAAACCCCTGAAACTTTATCTAGCGCTGAAGGCCCAGAAAGTGTGCCTACAGAGCCTTCACAAGAAGAACAGGTGGAACAGCTCATAATTGGAGAAGAGCTCACAGAGGATGATTTAAACCGTGTCTATAAGCGTTTAGGACGTCCTGACGAACCTGACCAGTATGACCTGTCAGAAATCGTACCTCCAGAGTATGACCAAACAGCAGTTGAGCAATTCAAACAGAAAGCCTTTGAGAATGGCATGTCCCAAGAGGGTGTCAAGAAGATGGCTGAGTGGTATAAGGAAGTAGAGATGGCTAACCTTCAGAAGATGGAGGAAGCTCGTAAGCAACAAGCTGATCTACAGATCCTAGAACTTAAAAAAGATTTTGGCGTGAACTTTGATCGAGAAGTGAATAACGCTCGCAAAGCTCTAGACGCCTACACAGATAACGACTTTAGGAAGTATATGGATGACACAGGCCTAGGTAACCATCCTGCACTTGTTAAAGCGTTTGCTAAGATTGGCCGAGAACTATCAGAGGATAGGTTGGTACAATCCGAAACCGCACAGAGACTAGCTAAAAACGAAGAACTTAAAAAGTCAGAGATAGCTAGGCTTCGTTCAGACAAAGCGTTTATGGAAAAGTATCGCCGTGGTGATGCTGTAGCTGTACAACGCCTTAACCGCTTATACTTAGAGGATTAACCACTATAACCGATAGGAGATTAAAATGGCATTAGGTGGTACATTTTCAGATCGTTTCTTAGATCTGTTTAATTCAAATTTGATGATGGAGCTTCAACAAGAAGGTTCCAGATTAGCTAACATCTTTCCACGTGAGCGTATGAAAGGTCAGAAGAGTTACTTCGATAAGGTCGGTGTAACGACTACTCACCAAAAAACAGCTCGCTTGCAAGATATCAACCCAGACGAAGAAACGTACGAACGCCGTCTGTTGACATTCGAAACGCACTACGCAGCTTACACACCAGACATCAATGACTTGATGGACATGGTAGCAGATCCTACTTCTGAACTCTTACGCAACATGGGGCATAGCCTTGGTCGTAAGCTTGATGAAATCATTATGAATGCTATTTCTGGTAATGCAGTAGTACAGACAAATGGCTCAACTTCTAACACAGCTCTTCCTGCAGGTCAGCAGATTGCAGTGTCAGACATCACATATGACTTAGACCTCTCCGCAGGAGACAAAGGTCTTACACCAGGTAAGCTTATGTCAGCTGTACGTCTTCTCAAGCAAAACTACGCAATGACCAATGACCTTGTTGTTATTGCTCCTGCTGGTCAGCTTGCTAACGTACTGGCTCACGCACGTGCTTCTAGTGGTGACTATGTAACAGCTCGTCCTCTTGAGTCAGCTGGTTTCGAGCCTGCATTAGCTGGTTACCTTGGCCTTAACTTCATTAACTACGAAGAGACAGGTGTTGATTCTAACTCAGACGAGAACGTATTCGTTGTAGCTCGCAACGCTGTTAAAGTTGGTGAACGCCAGCCTCTAACAACAAAGCTTGCTCCACGTGTAGATAAAGTAGGTCACCCACAACAGCTTCACTCCTTCTTTGATGCAGGCGCTACGCGTATGTACGAAGAAGCAGTTGTACAGATTGCTTGTGATCCACGTAAAAGCTAACTAGTCTAACGGGGGCTTCGCCCCCTACAAAGCTATAAATAAATCTGTTATATTTAACCTTTGGAACCTAAGGATAGGATAACACGGATTGAATTATTTGTCAAGATTATTTGAAAGGAAAATGAAAAATGGTAGCTTCAACAGCTAAAGGTACATTGATTACCAACCTTGAGGCATCACCGATTCTTCAAGGAAATCACGGTGAAGTTGGGGGAAACCTCAAAATCGCAACAACAACCACAGAAGTAGCAACAACATCTATCGATGAAATCAACGATGTCATGCTGGTACTTCCACTTCCATCAGGTGCTCGCCTACACAGCTTGGTTATCTTTAATGATGACTTAGACTCTAACGGTGTTCCAGCACTGGCAGTGGACGTAGGAGGTTTCTATGGTAATGACGTAACAGGCCAAACATCTGGTACAGTTATCGATCAAGACGGTATTGCTTCCGCAATCACAACTCTCCAAGCTGCTAACACAGCAGGTGTAGAACTTGTGGCTGAAGCTTCTCCAATTGAAGATATCGGTAAAGAGCTTTGGGAGATCATGGGTCTTACTTCTAACCCAGGTGGAACAATCTACATCGGTACGACAGTGACTACAGCAGCCGCTACTGCAGCAGCTGGTACAATCACAATGCGTGCTATGTACGTGTAACCATAAAGGAGATTGGTGATGGCAACTAGTGTAGTCGATATTTGTAACAATGCGTTAATTAGAATCGGAAGTAAAACCATCACCAGCCTAACTGACGGTGATAAGGTTGCTAACTCTTGCAACACTATCTACGAACAGACCAGGGACTTGCTGCTTCGGCAGCATCTCTGGAACTTCGCGTTAAAGAGGCAGGTACTAGCTTCTGAAACCCCTAGCCCCGCATTTGAGTTTAACTATAGCTATCCACTTCCTTCTGACTTTATACGAGTTAAGAACTTAGAGGATAGAACAACTATTTATAAAATAGAACAAGGAAAACTTTTAACAGATTCCTCTTCCGTAAAACTAAATTATATAGCCAGAATAGAAGACGTTGCTAAGTTCGATCCTTTGTTTACAGAGGCTCTCATAATAAATCTAGCTTTAAAACTTAGCTATATTTTAATAGGCTCTAATGGAAGAGAGGGAGCTCTTAAGGAAGAGCTTAAAGAAGTAATGTTCTTGGCTAAGCAAGTAGATGGCCAGGACGATACACCAGATGGTCTAGATGCTGCTACCTTCTTAGAGGCTAAGGCATTTGGGACTTGGGACACTACAAAGGTTTACGGCAATTGGTCTGTATAATTACACTTAACTACTACTAAGGAGAAAGGTTATTTTCTTATGCCTAAGTTAACACACTTACAAAACAGCTTTAGCGCAGGCGAACTTTCTCCTTTATTGAAAGGCAGAACCACTCTAGCTCAATATGACAATGGGTGTGAACAGCTAGAGAATATGGTAGTACTTCCTCAAGGAGGCGTAACTAAACGCCCTGGGACGGAGTATATAGGGGAAGTTAAGAATAGTGCAGATACTACTATTCTGCTTCCCTTTATTGTAGATACAAGCCAGTCTTATATACTAGAGCTTGGAGACTTCTACGTACGATTCTTTCGTAATGGAGGAGCCCTACTAAGTACAGCTGCTATAACCAATGGAACCTTTGATACAGATCTGTCAGGTTGGACAGATGGAGATACTGGCACAGGCGTATCTAGCTTCTCTTCAGGAACTATGCTCCTTAATGGAGGTACTGGAGGCTCAGCTATACGTACGCAAGGAGTGCAATACTTAGGCACCTCTCAGTATACTTTGACATTTACTAGTTCCACAAACACTTGTGAGTACCTAATAGGAATCACTTCAGGAGGCTCAGAAATAACCTCAGGAACTTCCTCTCTCGGAGTAAACACAATAACCTTTACTCCTAGCACAGCTGGAACTGTGTATTTTACATTTAGAAATTCTAATAACAATAATGCTAACGTAGACAGTGTGTCTATAGATACTCCAATCTATCAACTAGACAGTCCTTACTCTAAGGCTCAGGTAGAAAGAATTCAGTGGGCTCAGTCCAAGGATACTCTATACTTAGCTCACGGAGATGTAGCTTTAAGAAAGCTTCGTAGATTCGGAGCCAGCAATTGGGACCTTGTAAGTGTTGACTTAGTAGACGGTCCGTATTATAATAAGACAGATAGTGATTACGGAGGAGTAGGTAAAGGAGTAACTATCACACCTTCAGCCACTACAGGCTCTGTAACGTTGACAGCGAGCGCAGCAGCCTTCGTCTCAACTGATGTAGGTAGAGCTATTAGGTATAGACCTACAACAGCAGATGAGTGGTCTGAGTTAACTATTACAGGCTACACAAGTTCCACAGTGGTTACAGCTACAGTTGAGAAAGTATTAGCTGGTGTAGGAGCTAGTGAAGAATGGAGGTTAGGATACTTTTCGGATACTACAGGCTATCCATCAAGCGTAACCTTCCACGAGCAAAGACTTGTTCTGGCCAATACTAATGACAGGCCTCAGACAATTTGGTTTAGTAGAGCTGGTGATATTGAAATCTTCCAGCCTGATAATGATGCTTATAAGGATGAGGTGGATGCTACTTCAGCAATTACTTATACAGTTGCGAGCCGAGATACTAACAGCGTAGCGTGGTTAAGCTCACGCAACCAACTATTTATCGGAACTACAGGAGCGGTATTCTCAGCTAAGGCCTCAAGCCTTGATGAAGCCATCACTCCTAACAACATAAGCATTAAGCCAGCAGTGCTGTCTTCAGCTCATACGGCTATGCCTCTAGAGACTACTAACGCCTCCCTATATATCCACCTCCATCAAAAAAAGATTATGGAGTTGGCATATAATATTGAGCGCGATAGTATGGCCGCTGTAGATCTAACTATTCTCTCTGAGCAAGTAGGTGAGAATAAGTTTAAAAGATTGGCTAGACAAGAGGAGCCTTATAACGTAGTGTGGGCTATTGATGAGCAAGGTAATTTATCAGGCCTTACATACCTAAGAGACCAGCAAGTAGTAGGTTGGCATAGGCATATAATAGGTGGAACTGATGTATCAGTAAACTCTATAGCTTGTATACCAGGTTCTAGGGAGACAGAGCTTTGGATGGTAGTCAGTAGAACTATTAATGGAAGCACTGTTCAATACGTAGAGAGAATGTCTCAGTACTTTAGAGATGATATCCTCGATGAGGACGCTACCTTCTTAGATAGCCATCTTACGTATAATGGAGCTGATACTACTTCCATCTCAGGCTTAACCCATCTAGAAGGAGAGACGGTAGGTGCCTACGCTGATGGTTATGTAGGAGTTGTTTCAGCAGCAGTAAGCTCTGGAGCTATAACCCTTCAAGAAGCCGCAGGAAAGGTCCACGTAGGCCTTAAATACTCTACGAAGCTTAAGGGCATGCCTGTGGAGCTGCAAGGCCCTGGAGGTACCTTACAAGGCTCCCTAGTACGTGCATGGAAATCCTTTATACGCTTCCATCGCTCGGCACTAGGAAGAGTAGGCTACAGTACAGAAGACTCTAACATTATAGAGAACTTCTCCGATAACTATACTATGGGAGGAGCTTTACCTCTCTTCTCTGGCATAAAGGAGATTCCTTATGATCACGGAGCGGAGTTGGAAATAGCTTCATATGTTGAACAAACACAACCAGCACCTTTAACAATACTAACAATTGGTACTAAAGTTGTGGTAGATGATGACAGGTAACTTTTATGTACAACCCTCTATACTCGCGTCCTTACGCTCACCTTATAAAAGTATTTGAAGATATCTTAGGAGAGATCTCAAAGGATCTACATATACGAACAGCTTTAGCAGAAGATGTAATGATGCTAGATGTACGAGATGAGCAGAAGGATACGTTTAACCTTAAAGATCCAGACACTATTATACGCACCCACGCTTGGATTATGCAGCTTACTCCTATGAACTACTCAATATTTCATAAGGATGAGCTGCTCTTAATGCTTACGATAATGCCTCTAATGTCAGGCTCCGCAGAGATTTCTTTCTTAGTCGATAAGAACTTTGTGAATGCTAGTAAGCTAGTTAAGATGCAAATGATTAAAGCTTTTAATAAAGGGCTGTACGAACTTCCCTTTAGAAGAATAGAAGCTAAAGTCAAAGATACCTTCGAGGTAGGACGTACTTTCGTAGAGAAATTAGGAATGTCTCAAGAGGGGGTATTAAGGAAGTTTGGACCAGAAAACGATTATATATTATATTCTCTAATTAAGTAAAGTGAAGGAAAGAGATTATGGCGTTCGTAGTTCCAATATTAACAGCTGTATCGACTGTTGCAGGCTCTTTTATGCAAGCAGGACAGGCACAAGCAGCTGCACAAGCACAGGCGAATGCAGCAAACTATAACGCAGCTGTGGCACAACAGAACGCTAACGCTGCTTTACAAGCTGCTTACGCAGATAAACAACAGCAAGATAGGGAGAATAGAGCCTCCCTCGAAAGAGTTAGATCTAAGTATCTAGCTTCTGGCGTTGAGCTGGAAGGTACTCCTTTAATGGTCTTAGAGGAAGAGACCGTACAAAATGCTCTAGAGTCTGATAAGATTTTACATAAGGGCAAAGTGCAGAGAGCTAACTTCTTAAACCAAGCTAACGCTCAGATATATCAAGGTCAGGTGGCTGTAGCAGCCGCTAATAACAAAGCCCAAGGCACTATCTTAGGAGGTACTCTAGGAGCGGCTAGTGGCCTAGGACGTTCAATATTCGCAGGAGGAGGTTAATAAACATGGCTAAGATACCAAGGAAATTTTCAAGAAGCCCTGTAACTCCTGCTTTCAGTAACGCTAGAATAGATCCTAATACAGCAGCAGCTCCTTTCAGAGCAGCAGAGCAAAGTACTAAAGAAGTGTTTAGCGTTATTCAGTCCGAGCTAGGTCAATGGGGAAAGCTTCTTCAAAGGAAGCAAGCTGAGCAACAAGCTGCAGACGAGAAGAACAGGAAGGTTGCTGAAGGCTTGTATATTGCTGATGCTCAAGCCAAGATAGATATAGGTACAGGGGATATCCTAAGAGAGGCCTCTCAACAAGCTGATGGAGTAACTAACCTAGCTAATATAGGAGATCAGCAATATCAACAACTAGCAGACTCTGTACTTCAAAACGCCCCTTCAGACGAGGCTCGTGCCAAGGCCTTGAAAGGTATTATACAAGGACGAGCAAAGCTGTACAATAATTTAAGCGATAACTCTATTCGTCTTAACAATCAAATAAATATGGACAAAATAGAGAACACCTTAGAGACTTATGAGAACGCAGCTTTTCAAAACCCAGATGCTATCGAATCTATAAAGGAAGGGTCTGCTAAGCTATTCGAGACTATGGATGCTTTAGGGATTCCAAAGGCACAGAAGGAGCAGATAGCGCAAACGTTTAATAGAAACATAGATTTTAAAGCTGCTTCAGCAGTAGCTGAGAAGGCTCCTTTTGATATACAGAAACAATTAGATTCTGGAGCTTTTGACTACTTAGGGAAAAAAGCTGTATCAGCTCTAAAACGTACCACAAAGGCTTCGGCAGCGGCAGCTACTAAGCAAGCCAAAGAAGCTCTATTAGATGTTGAGAAGTCCATGATGCTAGGAAAGCCCCTACCAGCTGATTTTAAAGCTAGGGCGGACTTAGCGGAGAAGGCCGGACTAACTGAGGAACTTACTGATATTTCCAGACTCTCAGAAGTTTCTTCGTCTATAGCAGGTAAATCTTTACCAGAACTTATGGGAGTATCTGCAGAGATAAAAGCTTTGGCTAATAGAGGTGAAGTAGATGGGGATACAGCTAAGGTAGATAAATTAGTTAAGTTCGTTGACTCTAGAATCAAAAGCATGCAGGAAGATCCTTTTGAGTTTGCAACCAATCAAGGAGCTTTTAATGCCTTTCCTGTAGTGACAGACTTTACTCAGCTATCTCCTGAGGAAGCTCAGAAGAGACAGTTTAGAGCTTTACAGATTCAAGATTCTTATAAAGTACCCTCACCTGCTCTATCTTCTAGTGAGATAGATGTAGCTGTATCTCAGCTTCAAGCATTGCCTGGAGAGGAGAAAGTAAAGGTAATGCAATCTATAAATAACTTAGGGCCTGATACCATAAAAGCAGTAACTAGGAAGATGGACAGAAAGGATAAAGGGCTTGGCTTAGCTATACGAATGAGCTCTATAGATCCTGAGATTTCTAGAGATATATTCTCAGGTAGGGAGGCTCTAGCTTCTGGAATAGGTAAATTAAAGCCTAGCGAAGCTCAACAAGAATCTGAAGAAGTTATTAGAAACCTAGCAGCTGATGAGCAGACTAAGCAATCAATATTAGCAGGAGCTAAGTCTTATTACTCCGCTCAAGTAGCTAAAGGTGCTGATATCTCCTTTAGCGAGGCTGTAGAGAAGTCAGGAAACCTAATAGATGTGGACAGGTCCGGAATCTTCTCAGGTTCTTATAGGACTACAGCTCCAGCCCCTGGAATGGATTCTGATAGTTTTGAGGATTTTTTGAACTCTTCTATAAAATCTAATCTATCTTGGAGAGAGTTTGGTAATGGCATACCTATGAAGACAGAGAGTGGATCAACCCTCCCTTTAAACAGAATAGCTCCTTCAGACTTTGACTATGTAGTTAGATCTGATGGAACTTATGGAATAGCGTATGAAGGTGAGACAGTCTACAACGAAAAAGACATGCCCCTGACTGTGGATCTAGTTAGGCTATATAAAAACACAAACTAGTAAATTGGAGAGCTTAGGATGTCCGATGGAATAAATACTTTAGATATTCTCGATTCAGCTATAAAGGCGGATGAAAAACTTCCTGAGGTAAAGGATGCGGCTAAACCAGCCGCTTCTATACCTTCGAATAAACCCGTAGCAGATCTAGACAATATCATCACAGGACCAGAGGTATCCGCAGGTACTGAACTAAGCCCAGATAAATCACTTGCTAGGGATCTTATAGTAAAATACGTGCCTGGCAAGGATCCTAACAAAGATGCTTTACTTGATAAAAATGAGTGGGTATTTGGACCTCAGTTCACTTCGCGAGATTGGGCTAACCGGAAAGCTAAAAAGGCTGCTAAGGAGTTAATCACAGATCCTGAAGCTGGGTTCAATAATATAACCACAACAAATATATGGAAGCACGTTCTAAGAGCAGAGGGTGGATATGTAAATGATCCGGACGACCCTGGCGGAGAAACAAAGTATGGTATATCTAAACGAAGCTATCCTGAAGAAGACATAGCTAACATGACCATAGAGCGTGCTCAAGAGATCTTCGAAAGAGATTTCTATGGAGCTGTTGGAGGTGATAGCTTACTTAAGATCAATCCAGGACTAGCAGCCCATGTATCTGACATGGCGTTTAACGCAGGTCCTAGAACAGCAGTTAAGCTTTTGTATGATGCTGTACAACTACCTAGAAAGAATCAAATAACTCCTGAGCTCTTAGATAAGTTAAATGAATCAGAGAACCTTATTAAGGATTATTCTGTAGCTCGCCTTAAATATTATTCAGGCTTGAAGAATGCACCTAAATATATTAAAGGTTGGGTTAACCGAGTAAACAATCTCAACAAGGCTTTGAAGGTTAAGAGTGGTTTAAGAGGTGCCTATAGAGCGGCTAAGAAGTTAGATGTGGAAACATTAGTACAGCAGGTATACAGTACTCAGGAGCAGCTAGCTCCAAAGTTCAGAGCTTTAGATAAGGTAGAAGTAGAACGCTTATCTAGAGCTAATGAGATGCTAGCTCCTGGATATAAAAGACCTGCTAGCGAGCCGCAAAAGGAGGTCTCAGGCATAGGGGACGTATTTAAAGCTACCTATGACGCTAAATACTATACAAATACAATTGATGGTATGAATGAACTAGCTATGAGAGCAGCTAGGTCAGCCTCTGAAGCTAATAGAAAAGCTTTAGGAGATAAGTTCGATGAGTCTATTATAGAATCCCTCACAGGAGGTTTATATGGAGGCATAGGAAGTGTAGAGGATTTTGAGGCTGAAGTTAAGAAGCTTAAGGAAAAGAATCCAGACGTAAAACTTCCTTTCGACTCAGCGGATAAAGTATATGAGCTTATGCAAACTAGAGCCAAGGAGATCGAGGATGCCTATAATAAAGTAGACTCCGGTTCTTTTTCTGATGGTATTTATGAATCTGTCAGAAAGCTTGGGCATGTAGTGGCTGGATACCTACCTGGAGAGATTCTAGGAAGTATGTCAGACAGGCTTGAAGGAGCTATCAATCTTATCCCCCTACCAGGAGCAACTTCAGCTGTTAATGTAGCTAAGGGTGCCTTAGGTGTTATGGCTGGTGTAGGAGCTACTCAAGCAGTTGTCCAACCTAAAAGGCAAGACTTAGGACTAGAAGGAGGATTAGCTCAAGGTGCTTTAAACACAGCAGCTGCTGGACTAGGACAGGCAGTTTTAGGAGGGGCAGCAAGCTTAGGAAGTAAATTATTCAGGTCAGGCTCTAAGCAAACAGCTGAGCTGGTAGCTGATCAGGCTGATAAACTTAAGAAGGTTGTTGATGCTGAGGAAGCTACACCAGACTCTCTACATCTAAAAAAGACCATAGAGGATCTTGAAGAGCATGCCAAAGAATATCTCAATAATCCTTACGGAGATTCTTTCGAAGCTAAGTCAGAGTACGAAGCTACCCGTAAAGCAGCTTTTGATGATTTAGTTGATGGAAAGCCTGTACGTGAGATAAGCAAGGACCCTGTTAAAGTTCCGGATACTTCAAAGGAGCTTAAATCTCAATTCTCTCAAATGGCTAAGGAGATAGATTCTAATGCCTACACTCCTAAAGATATAGAGGATGGAGTTGCTCTTTGGAATTCTATTAAGAAGAAAGGAATGGTTGAGGCTAAGGACTTCCAAAGTACCGTACCTGTAGAAACTCCAGAAGGAAATCTTCAAGTGTTTCCTACTAAGGAAGAGGCGAAAGCTTTTATAAAGGGAGATCCTAACCTAACTGTACTTCCTAATCCTTCTGACGATGGAGGGTATTACATAGCCAGATCTGCAGACTTAGAGCTTGCGGATTCGGCAAGCAGTAGAATGCAGGAAGGAGCTAAGGAGATCGAAGTAAAGGGGAAGAAGGTATTTGGCTTTGAAGATTCTGAGGATCTGAAATTGGCTGAGAAGTATCCAGACCACACTGAGATCCGTGAGGTAAAGAAGGCTGAAGCTCCAGAACCTAAGTATGGGGATGTAGACGCTACAGAGCCTCATAGAGAATTCTTAGCTAAGGCTGAAGAAGTTCCCATAGAGAAGAAACTTGAAGATCTAGATACAAACGTAAACAACTACTTCAAGGACATTGTTGAGACAGATCCAGATAGAATCATTGATCTGGGAGATGAGAGTGAGACTCTGATCACAGCTAAAGATCTTTTCGATGAAGTAAGTGAAGAGAGAACTGTTCTTGATGAGATGTTTAGCTGTATGTCTAATACCACATCCTCAAGTGAATAGATACAAGGAGTTAATAAGCTATGACGGTAATCAAATGTCTTCTTCAGAAAGCTGAAGCTGGTAGAGTATCTAAGAAATTGGCTAAGGCAGTAGCAGAGGAGATAGAGCTTTTAAAATCTAAATCCTCTCAAGGCACTGACGTAGCTAAAGAACTAGATGCAGCTAATCAAGCTTTCGACTTAATTACTAATAGAATAAATCAGAAGGCTAGACAAGTATCTATTCACTCTCAGCTTGTTGAGGAAGGGACCAAAAGATTTAGCAAGGAAGGGGTCCCTGTAGAAAAGATACTCAAGTCCTTCTCGTTCACAGATGAGGCGGATGGGTTTAAATATGGATTCCTAGGGCGTACAGCTCTAGAGTCTGTACAGCACTACCAGCGTATCTTCACAGGTATGGCGGTAGATGTCTTAGATAAGCTAAACCCTACAAAGATGGGCAAGTTTAGGTCTCCACAATCTCAACTAGAGATCCAAAGAGATTTATTTGCGTTGTTACGTAAGCAAGGTAAGAGAAGCTCTGATCCAGAAATACGTAAGATTTCAGAGGATATAGCTAATCTCACTACGAAGGGGGCTGATGCTTTTGAGGCTGCTGGAGGTAATATCACTAAGAGAACTGACTACATGCTAGGACGTTCTGTTAATTCAGATAAAGTTATTAAGACTGATGTAGAGGAATATGTCAGGGATGGTTTAAAAGCTTTCGATCTAGACCGAGTAAGTAAAGCTACTGGAGGATCTATATCTACTAAAGCACAGCTAGAGCAAGCCCTGCGAAAGGATTATCAGGCGATAGCTAGTGGAGGTATAGCAGACTTAGCAGACTTCGCTCCTAAAGGACTTAAGTCAGTAGTTAACTCCCGTAACCACCATAGGATATTCCATTTTACAGATGCTGATGCTATGAATGCTTGGAACAGTAAATATGGAAATGACAGCTTGTATCAATCAGTAGTTAATTATGCTGAGAATATAGGTAAGGACATAGGAATTCTAGAGAGCTATGGTCCCAAGCCTGAAGCTTTTCTTCGCTCTATGTTAAGGGAAGCCGCTAAGAAAGATCCAGTGGCTACTGCCCGGTATAAGGACACTGCGTATAGGCAGTGGAGGTATGTTACAGGTCAATGGGATAGAAGTCTAGATCCTACCATAAGTAAGATAGGGTCTACCTACAGAGCTGTTAATGTAGCAAACAAGCTAGGTTTGACTGCTATTGATGCAGCAGTTATGGATGCTGTAGGTCTTAATGTAGTAGTTAAGAAGATGAGAGGACTCCCAGTTCTTAAGTCTATATTCGAGAACTTTAAAACCTTTGCTAGTAAAGGTTTGGATATAGAGGCTAAGGAATGGTCTAGATTAGGATGGCTTAATGAAGCCTTTCTAAATGATGCTTTGGTTCACTTACGAGCCTCTGAAGCTGAGGGAGGTGCTAAACTAGCTACTAACCTAGCCTCTGGAGTACTTAAGTATACAGGACTAACTAGACTAACAAATACTACTAAGGGAGTCAATGTTAAGCAGCTAGGAGAGGTATTAGCGAGACAAAGCTGGGAAGAAATGCCAGATGCTTTTAGAAAGTGGTTAGGCGCTAACGGCTTTACTAAGTCAGACTTGCTAAGAGTTCAGCAGGTAGGTCTTGAGGAGGTTCCTAATTGGAATGGAATCAAGGTTGCTAGTCCAGCTAAGCTACATGAGTTAGGTATGAAAGAAGAAGCTGTTAAATTAGGAACCTTATTCAATCGAGTCCAGGAGATTGTCTCCCCTACCGCAAGCCCAGAGCTAAGAGCTTGGTTCTCTGACTTCGAAAGAGGAGGTAAGGTTAGGCAAGCACTGGCAGGATCTATGAAGACCTTCTCTGGATATATAGGTTCTTTCTATAACAACCACCTTAGAGTACTAGCTTCTATGCCAGGATATGGAGATAAGCTCAAATGGACATCTGCATCAGCTGTGTCTTTAATAGCTTCAGGGCTTGTAGCTGGCTGGATGAGGGACCTAGCTAATGGTAAGGACCCCGCCTTCACAGAAGAATCCCTATATAAAGCTGTAGCTCGATCTAATATCCTTCCAGTTCTTGGAGACTATATCGCTGAAGCTGGAGGCATGATGAGTAGAGGTATGCTATCGGAAAGGATAGGTGGTATAGCTGCATCTGATATAGGTACAGCTCTGAGAGCGGGCGCTAATGTAGTTAAGGGAGAGGGAGTAAAAGCTGGTCGAGATGTGCAGAGACTTCTTGAGAACCTAATACCAGGAAAGAATGCTTGGTTCGCTGGATTAGCTATTAGGAGAACTATCCTAGATCAGATACGAATGCTTTACGATCCTAAGGCTGAAAAGAATATGAGGCGTGCTACTACAAGAGCGCGTAACAAAGGCACTCCTTATTGGTGGGAGCCTGGCAAGGTAGCTCCTAGTAAAGCTCCAAGCCTAGAAGGACTAACAAACCCAAGCAAAATACTAGACTCAAACAAATAGAAAGGTACGTATAGAAATGGCTATTACTAATACAACACTAGCCTCTCCCACCTATAACGGTAATGGCACTACTACTGCATTCGCTACTGTATTCCAATTCTTGGATGAAGCTGATTTAAAGGTAGTAGTTACAAGCTCCGCAGGTGTAGAGACTACAAAAGTCCTGACTACTGATTACACAGTTACAGGAGCTGGAGATTCAGGAGGAGGCACTGTCACTTTCGTTACAGCTCCTGCTACTGGCGAGAAGATAAACATTACTTCTAATGTCACTCTGGATCAACAGACTGACTATACAGAAGGAGGATCTTTCTCTGCTAATACTCACGAAACAGCTTTAGATAAGCTTACTAAGATTAGTCAGCAGATCAAAGAGATTACAGATCGCTCTGTGAAGCTTCCTATCTCTAACCAGGACATCTCCACAGAAGTATCACTACCTGTAGCTAACTACGTACTTCGAGTAAATTCAGATGCTTCCTCCTTAGAGTGGGCCAGTGGAGCGTCTATCGGATTGACTGGAGCTGTCACAGTAACTGATAACGCCTTCACCATTACAGACGATGGGGACTCTACTAAGAAGCTAGCCTTCGAAGTATCTGGAGTCTCTACTGCTACTACACGTACTCTTACAGTACAAGATCTTAATGGTACAGTATACGTTACAGGAGGTCAGGATGTGTCAGTAGCTGATGGCGGTACAGGCTCCTCCACAGCCTCAGGTGCTCGCACTAATCTAGGCTTAGGAACCTTGGCAACTCAGAACGCTACTAGTGTATCTATCACTGGAGGATCTATCTCAGGTATTACTGACTTAGCCTTAGCTGATGGTGGTACAGGAGCTTCTTTATCCGACCCAGGAGCTGACCGAATAATGTTCTGGGATGGTAGTGCAGGGGCAGTTACTTGGCTAACTCCAGGAACTAACCTTACTATTACAGGAACTACTTTAGACGCTACCTCGGGATCTGGAGGAAATACTTGGTTGGATCCTGTAAATGCCGACATTGTGCCAGATGCTGATGGCACTAGGGACTTAGGAACTATTCTTAATAGATTTGCTGAAACACATACAGACTCTCTTGACATAGCAGGAACTACGACAGTAACCTCTATCCTCGATGAAGACAATATGGCTTCTAACAGCGCTACAGCTTTAGCCACTCAGCAATCAATTAAGGCTTATGTAGATGCTTCAGCTGGAGGAGGTTCCTGGGTTAAGATAAGTTCTTCTTCAGCCTCTACAAGCGCTAGTATATCTTTTACAGGACTTACTTCTACTTATAGGGCTTACAAGGTAATTCTTGAGAATATCGTACCTGCTACTGCAGGCACTGTCCTATACTTAAGAACAAGCTCTAATGGAGGAACTTCATATGACGCTACTGCAGGAGACTATGGATACTATACTTATGCAACAAACTTCGGAGGTGTTGGTATTTCAAGTTCAGCAACCTCAAGTACTAAGATAGATATTACTACAAACACAAGTGGTTCTGGTGTAGGTACCGGCTCGTCTTTAGGTATAAGCGGAGAGATTATGCTTATATCTCACAGCAATATTACTTCTAATAAGATGATATTTTGGAGAGCAGGATACACTTATTCCATACCTTCCGGTACTCATATTAGGGGAGTAGCCTCTAGATATTCAACTTCAGCTATTGACGCTATACAATTCCTGATGTCTAGTGGTAATATAACTTCAGGTACTTTCACCTTATATGGATTAACAGCGTAAAGGATTTATATTATGAAGAAGATGGTTAATGGGGTTGAGGTAGATCTCACCCCTGAAGAAATAGAAGAGTTTAAAGCTAGGGAAGCTGAGCACGCAGCTAAGCTTATTGAGGATGCTAAGATAGAATATAGGTTAAAGCGTAAGTCAGAATACCCTCCTATAGAGGATGTGGTTGTGGCTTTACTAGAGGCTTATCAAGAAGGAAGGCCTGAGATGCTTAAGAATATTATGGCTAAGCGTATGGACATTAAGAAGAAATACCCTAAACCATAAGATAACTAGTTTCGCCTCGAAAGGATTGTAAAGATGGTTAAACATGCAAGAGATAATGATGAAGTTAATATACATTCTGATATAGGTTATCTTATGGCTAAGCTAGAGATAATCCATAGCGATGTAAAAGATCTTAATAAAGCGGTGGCTCTTCTCCAACAGGAGAGCACTGCTAAGAAAGCGGTTAATCGATTTATAGTTACAGCAGTAGGTATACTAGGAGCTACTGTAGGGTGGCTAGTTGACAACGTCTTAGTAATGATGCATAGATAGGATAGTAGTTATATGAGAGAATACAGACGTCAAGGAGCTCCTAAGTGGTTGACAGGCTTAGGAAAGAATCCAGACTTCGCCTTTGTATTGGTGCAAGGAAACAATCCAGATATAGACAAGCTATCGACTCCGGAGGATGTGTGGTCTGGAGGAGGTACTTACCCAGGATTTCCTATAGGAGCTGCTAATGAGACTCTTTCTCTCGTAAGTACCTCTGCTAGCGATACAGGAACTGTTACTATTACAGGACTTAAGTCAGTGGAGAGTGTTGAAGAGGATGTAGAAACTATAACCTTAAATGGACTTACTCCAGTAACTACTACGTCCACTTGGTATAGAGTGCGGCAGGGAATATATCAATCCAGCACAGGTAATGTTAATGCTGGTAATATTAGCTGTAACTACTCTACAACTACTTCAACAATCTTCTTTAATATACTTGCTGGGGACGGTAGATCTTATGAAGGTGTTATGACAGTTCCTAAAGATAAATATGGCTTGCTTCTCAATACTAGTCTATCTGTTCAGATAACGGCAGGGTCTAGTGATTATGCTACTGCTAGGCTGTATATGATTCCTTATGGAGGCAGCCCAGTATTCACTACTAAGAACTTCAATAACACCTATTCTCAAGGAGGGGTTGATTTAGTTGTACCTTCTAGACTAGAGCCTTTGACAGATGTAGCCTCTAGAGTTGTAGCTGTCTCAGCAAATAACTTATCAGCTTCCTTCTGGGCAGAATATTTAATTAGTCCTAAGGAGATTTAGTATTATGATACCGGCATTACTTATGGGTATCCTAGGCCCTATACTAGGAAAGGTTGTAGACACAGTAGGATCTAAGTTAGGTGTCGACATGTCTACAGATGAGATTAAGTCTAAGAGATTAGATATAGAGCTTGAGTTAAAAAAGATAATTGCTGAGCAGGAGAAAGCAATACAAGAAGCTAACCTGGCTCAGATCGAAGTAAATAAAGAAGAGGCTAAGCACCGTAATATATTCGTATCTGGATGGAGACCTTTTATAGGGTGGATATGTGGAGGAGCTTTAGCCTATCACTTCGTACTACAACCAGTACTAGCTTTTACAGCTTCTGCATTAGGCAGCCCAATAATACTTCCCACCTTTGACATGCAATCACTACTGACGGTGCTTATGGGTATGCTAGGATTGGGAGCTATGCGTTCTTATGAGAAGGTATATGGAGTTGCTAGAGATGCTGGTGGAAGGTCTTCCTTTGTTAAGGCTGGAGTGCTTCCTGAGAAATACCGTAACGATCCTAACTTTAATTACATACGTAATCCTGACGGATCTTTTACAGCAAAACCTAAGTAATATAAAACCCCCAAGGACTTTCATCTAAGGGGGTTTCTTTTTACCTATATTCCTGATCTACAAAGAACCTGTACCACATGTTGTTAATCTCGTTAACTTGCTTATACCACTCCATCATATAATCGAATGGTGTATACATAGGTTCTTTCTTATTACTGTACTTATAAGGATCTCTTTTCTCTACAGTATCTAAGTATTTCTTCCTATCCTGCTCAAGTCTTTTTTGTATATAGGTGTACCCACCTTCCTGTGATTTCCTCATCTGACTAACCCTCCCTTCCTTTATATCTAATAAGATAGTATTTTTTCTCGCAATGTCAAGAGTATAAATAGAAATTTATTTATAGGGGTCTGGTATCCACTCAAGAATAAACCTTCCACATAGCATTGTCATACCGTAGGAGAACTCTGACGTAAGCTGCCTACAACCTCCACAAGGTATTATATCTATGACCTCTCTATCATTCTTTACAGCTATAACCTCTAAGGTCTTAATAGCCATATTAGAGCCTTCATCAGAAACTGCTTTAAATATAGCCACTCTCTCAGCACATACGGATAAGGTATGACAACTTGATTCTACATTCACTCCATAATAAACGTTACCTGATTTAGTTACTAACCTAGCTGCTACTCTAGTCTTTCTAGCTTTAGCATTAGGTAGGACTCTTACGGCCCATCCCGGCACTCTAGGTTTCTTAAGCATTTTTATAAGTCACTAAGAAATAAATACCAATACCGTACGAAACAAGTAATAATAATTCAGTCATAACAACCCTCCTTAAGTTAAACAGTAATTTCTTTTTCTATGAGCCTAGTTCTAAACTCCTTTAATAGAGATAGAGAAGCTTCATTACCTTCCAGTATCTCAGCTCGAATAGACTTAGGCCAAGAAGCCTTGGACTTAACCAAGTCCTTAAGCTTTTTAATCATAGCCTTACCTACGCCCATACCTCTCTCATCCTCAGCAACGTATATAAACTCTATAGCTACGTGCGAGGAAAGTACTCTATACAATATAAAGGAATCTGTAAGGTCTAGGCTAAGTACCTGTATATCTTCGTACTTATTATAAGGATCGAAGCCAGGACCAGCATGCCCTTCCACAACTAACTCTCTTCTAGCTTTTTCATATAGATCAAGATTAAACATAAAAAATCCTCCTTACTATAGTTTTATATTACTACAGTAGGAGGTGAATGTCAAGGACTTTTTTATTTTCCTGTGCTTCCGAATCCGCCAGTGCCTCGCTCTGTAGGCTTAATCTTATCAGCAGTATCCTCTGTGAAAGGCTTAACTAAGATAGGTAAGTGCATAGCCATACCCATAACTAGTTGAGCAATCCTATCTCCTTTACGAATCACATAAGGCTCATCTCCCAAGTTCATAAGAATTACCTTGAGCTCTCCTTGATAGTCCTGGTCAATAGTGCCTGGTGAATTAAGCACAAATACAGAATGCTTTAAAGCCATTCCTGATCGAGAACGAACTTGAACATCTAGAGAGGAGGATGCTTCTGTAACATCCAGCCTAAGGCCTGTACCTACCGCAGCAGCGTGTCCAGGACTAATTACCTTTTCCTCGTCAGCACTTAAATCATATCCAGTAGCTAGCCTAGATCCTCGAGTAGGTTCTTTAGCTGTATGCGTTAATTTATACATCTTCAACATCTTGAATCTCCTTATATTTATTAGAGCCTAAGCAAGAGGTACATTCATCTAAGTCGAAACATCTTCCACATCCTATACAGAAGTGCCCATCCTCATCTAACTTACATATACCTATACAGTACATATTACATTTCCTTCTTAACTTTGTCAATAGTTTTATTTAAACCTTTTTCAATTGTTCTGTGATGGCGCGACCACATAACAACCCCAGCTAAATCGAAGACAAGATAGGTAAGTTGAGATATGTATATTCCTGGCTGGTCCGTATGTACTGCGTAGCCTGCCATAGCAACACAGGATATGGCGTGTAGCACCATAGAGTGTATTATGTATCTAGGGAGGAGGGACATTATGCCTACAGACAGCATACCAAGCCCTCCTCCTAAATACTGGAACATAAGAATAATATCCATATAAACCTCCGGCAGTTATTCTGGGTATAATGTACGGAAGATTCTTAGATACTTATTCCTACTAGCCATCCCGTTGTACCCTCCATTGATTCGCCTAGTGACTTCTCTGAAGTCTCCTTCGTCAGCATAGTGATTCAGGTTACGGTCTTTCCAATAGACTAGAGATACTTCTAAAGCTAAGGGCATGCGCTCTACTACAATAGGGTCTGATACTAGATCAAGTCCTAACTTCTCTCCGTACACAGTATAGTTATGACGGCCTGTAAGCTGTATAAGACCACGTCCTCGGAACCGCCTACCATCCCCAGGCTCTGTGTTTCCTAAGTCTGTACGACCTTCATACGCGCTTCCAGAGGCATACTCTCGAGTAGTTCTAAATCCATCAGACTCATGAGCTAGCTGAGCTAGTAACATATTGCGTTGTTGGTTTGTAGTAATGTCATACTTATCGAATAAGTCTTGGTTCTTAACTAGTCCGTCTAGCACAGCGGGCTTAGCATATCTGAAGTACTGCACTAAATCATTGTATTCTAGTTTTTTCATATTCTTTGTTCCTATCTAAGAAAGTTATTTTGATTTCTTTTTGGAGTTATCAGAGACCGTCAGCCACTGACAGTTATCTTTTTCATAATTACCTTTATTATCTATTTCTGTGCGCTCTAATCTTTTCATATTCTTTGTTTCTATCTAAGAAGGTTATACCATCTAGGTGATCAACCTCATGCTGAACAATCCTAGCCACGTACCCACTAAGCTTACGGGTCATAGAGCCTCCTCCTGGAGACTCATATTTCACAGAGATATTAACAGATCTCGGCACAGGAAGTACTACTCCTGGATAGGATAAACACCCTTCATTGCGCACCTTCTCTGAAGTACTCTTCTTAATAATCTCTGGATTAAGCATAACAGTTACTACGTCTGTAGGGACTTCCCTAACCACTATAATTCTTTGATCCAGGCCTACCTGGTTTGCAGCTAACCCTACTCCGTCATGGATAAGCATTGTGCCTACCATCTCTTGAACCACGTTCATCAACTCTGCTCTAGGAAGATCTACCTCCTTGACTCGTCTATGCAAGAGAGGGTCTTCACTACTTATAAGCTCTAACACTTATTAAATCTCCTATTAATTTATCTAATAATCATTGCGGCTAATGCATAACCTAGACCAACAATAGCTCCATATAAGACCTCTGCTGTATCGTTTTTATCTTTGATATCTGTGTCGGATAGTAGTGGAAATAGAGGTAGTTTATGTACAGCTATATAATAGGCAGGACCCATTAACAGTCCAGTACCCAGAAGAATTAGGCTAGAGGGAATTGATAGGAAGTAAGCTACTCCTATAGCGGATAGTCCTATAGCCAGAACTCCTCTCAAAGACATTCTAAATATATCATCCTTCTTAGCCATCCACTGCCAAGGACTAAACCCTAAGAGGGCTTGCCCTGTGAATACAGTAACTATGTTTACTGCTGCAGCTATCCAATTGTTTGTATATAAACCTAAGGGAATTGCTATCGATAAAGCATATAGCAGTCGGCCTGTATTAGTTCCCCAGAAGGGCAGAACTTTCTTTATACGAGCTGAGAATAAACCTCCTCTGATCCTGTTCGTTATCGCTGTTAGTATTGGAAGTAATAATATAAACATGCTCATCATCCGTACGGATTAGATTGATAGATACTATAGTCTTTAAGAGTAGCTAAAACATCCGGAGCCTCTTTAACCAATATATCGTGAATAGTGTTAGCAATATCTCTATGCTCCTTCTGGGTCTCTACTCCCATACGAAGAGCTAGGTAATGGATCCAAGAACGTAAGGAGCCTTTCATATACAGTACTGTTTGTGTACTTAAAGGAAGGACAAACCTAGCCTGCTCCTTAGCTACTCCATATTTAAGAGCTTGATTATAGAAGTCTTCAGTACGTTTTTCAAGATCCTTTACTCCTTCTTGGAACCAAGCCTCGAGATCAGGATCGCTATTCGGTATTGAATTCTGTTTGTTTTTCTCGTCCTGCATACGAGTTTCAATAGGCTCAAACGCCTGCGCCTCTGAATAACGTTGACTAAACTCCTGAAAGTTAAAGTGGCGATGACGTAAAATCTGAGCAGCGATACCTCTAGATGTAGTAATTTCAAACGTAAAGTCAGCCATTTCGAAAATAGATACATGTCCATGCTTCATACAAAATCTTAACAGCCTAGGGGCTGTCTCGAAGTTATCTTGGTTACTCGGATTGCTGACCCTAGCGCAATACGAGACGATGTCTTGTGGTCCGTGCCCATCCACTTCTGGAGCAACTCCCACAGTTTTAGATATAAGTCTAACTTTCATCAGAGCCTTCCTCCTTAGTTTCTCTTAGTATATAAGAAAATCCATTTCCTGAATGTACAGCTACCTTAATCATAAAGCCTCCAACCTTGTTAACGTACTTACCTGAGCTAAAAACTCCCTATCGTACTGTTCTTTAATAGCTTTTTCTAGCTCTGTCATTTGACTATCCACTCCTTCTTTATTAGGGGAGTATTCAAATTCATTATGACTTGTTTCTAACTGCCTGTCAAGTAAAAACATTAGATTAGTTATAGCTAGCGCCAGATGAGGTAAGCCACTATCTTTATCTATCTTATCTCCTTGTCTGGCAGACTCTAAGTGCCTGTAAGTAGCATCTACATATCTATAGGATTCTACTCCTTTCCAATTAAAAGGACTGTATTTATTGGCTCCATGTGTAAGAGCTTCCACCACAGACGCTAACGCCTTAGGAGGTACAAGCCCGTACTTTAATTTATTCTTATCGAATTTTCTTCCTCTATCTTTCATCTTTATTTCTCCTCCATAAAATCCAATAGCTAACAAAACCCCTTATAGTTTTTAAACCCAACACTCTTCTTATTTTATTCTCTAGTGTAGTTAGAGGGCATCTTACTGGAAGAGTCATCAGGTTTAATAGCCACACTACAACCGGAATGGAAACGTACCAAGGTTCGTATATAAATAAGAATGGTACAGATCCAACCAACACTATAAATAATATATAGTGTGAAAGTACTGTGATTACAAGGGCTAGCTGCAAAAATATTTTTTTCATCTCTTCCTATCCTTTATCATAGGACCTTTAAACCCACTGCCACATCCATCACATCTAAGGCGTTTATAAGTACGTGTGAGCGTCACTCTGTGTCCGTTACCTACTAACTTACCTAGTTCACACTTAGGGCACTCAGCACCCATTTCCAGGGGTTTATATAGGTGTTTAGCGTGCAGAGGAGCTAGATCAATCATCTTCTCCCATACCTGATATAGGACATCTACGTCCTGCCTACAGTATTTAGCCATCTTCTTCAAAGCTTCTATATTGCCAGACCAGCATTGAGGCCACCACTCATGGTGGGATACGTCTTTAATCTCAGTGCCTAGGAATTTAGCTACGTTGTTTAGTGAATTAGAAGATAGTCGTAAATGCTTAGACGCTACTTTCATTAAGTCTATGTGCCGTATATTAGGATCTAGCTTAATGCCTGCCTGGGTTAATCTAGAAATAAGGAATGGGTAGTCATGTCCTGAGCCATACCAAGTTACTATTTGATCTGCTTGATTCATTACCTCAGCTATCTGCTCTAAGATGTGGTGATCTCCTATAGGGTCTTTCTTAAATATTCGGGAAGGGGTTTCTATTGAGTGAGATTTAAAGTCATCTAACCATCTATAGCCAAACACCAAGATATAAGCTAGATCAGCACAGAATCCGTTAGGCCTTCCTCCAAATCTACTTCTCTTGCCCGGGTGAAATATATGCTCTGGTCGAGCTATGTTTTCTAAATCGAAGAACAGTGTTTTCATTTTGTCTTAGCCCTCCTCAGGATCTTTAGTTGACTGCCTTCCTTAAGGGAGCCTTCATACTTAACATTACATTCACCATCTCGATTGAGGTAGGTGTGAACTATATAGTCTCCAGAGATATTGTCCATGTCTGGGTTACGCTCACCAACCTTCTTGTTCCACACCCTAATAACTAAGTCAGCTGAGTAGTGAATATCTTTAGCTTCTCGTGGACTGTCATTCCTAGGATCTACATAGTCAGGAGTTAACTGACTTAGACACATGACAAGTACTTTGTTCTTATGAGCAGCCACTCGAAGCTCGTCCAGCATGCCTTTCAAGAGCAGCTGCCTACTTCGACCATAGCCTTCTCCTCTGGTAGGAACAATCTGCAGGTAGTCTATTACTACAATGCTATTTCTATATTGAGGTTTAGAGATAGTTGTTGTTATATCTCCTATACTTATCTGGGCTCCTTGGTCTACAATCTTTAGACGTCCCTTTGATATCCACTCCCTAACTTTATTAGAAGCTGGAGAATCTTGATGGCTCTCTATAGATGAGGCGGGATCTAAGCTTTTTAGATATCTAAGGTAAACCTTAGCAGCTGTCATCTCATAACTATAAAATATTATATTATTCTCTAATCCTAACTCTAGCATCTTGGAGGTAAGCGCTACTGCTAAGGCTGACTTACCATGCTTTGTTCGTCCTTCTATTACAGCTAGTCCACTTCTAGGTAGTTTAGTACTCGCGTCTAGCACGTCAAATCCAGAGCTCCTAGGAGTTCCTACATCTTTAAGCTGGGCATCAATATCATCTAAGGTAAACACACCCTCTAGCTCAGTAGATAAATCGTGTGAATTTTGTATTGCTTTTTTTATGTCCTCTAAAGATAGGTCATCTGCTAGGTCAGCTCCTGCTGGTAAGTGGCTTACATCTGCCATCTTTATAGAGCCTACAGGAAGCTGCCTACTTATTTTATACATTACCTCCTTACCGGGAGCATCATTATCTGGCCATAGAAGAACAGTGTCTATGCCTTGCAGAAGGGACCAATCAGCACTTTTAAGGTTGTTAGCCCCTCCCTTCCAAGATACTACAGCATGCTCTTTAAAGATTTTCTTAGCCGCTTCAGCAGCTTTTTCACCTTCGACAATAACCGCTTTAGTTTTGCCTTTAATCGTTTCAGCGCCATATAATCCTCTATAATTCTCAGGCCACTTAGCCTGCTTACCTGTAACGAATCCATTCTCGGTATATATGAATGGTACGTACAGCTTAGTTGATCCTATGTCGATACGCCTATTGGCAAATAGGTATCGACCCTCTAAATCCCTATACCAGTACAGCTTATTTCCTAAGTACTCTTCAGGGACTTCAATACCTGCAGGGACAGGTATATCCTTTGGTGGCACAGGAGCCTTCTTAACGAACTCAGGCTCTGGGTCTGGTATACTATGCCACTTCTCATTCTCGCAACCAGGGTAATGGCATTTATATCTAATGATAGAATCCTCGTCTCTATATACCGAAAGAGATTTAGTATTCTTCTTAGTTCTAGTTGGTGAGCACAGTGGACATGCTGTGTGAAAGCTTCTCCTAGGCTCTAGTTCAAAGGGGATAGATGTCCCCAATTCTTCCCGGTTAGTATTTCTGTGTAACATGGAACCTCCATATCTGCAACAGTTTCCATTATGTGTTTCATTCTTACTGCATCCTCAGGATCTTTACTGCTAATCTCTACAGAGTCATGCACACTAAACAATACAGGTATGCCCTCTCGGTATGCCTTAACCAAAGCCATCGAGGTTTGATCGGCAGCACTTCCCTGTATCAACTTATTAAGTGCTTTATAAGGCCTGTCATAATCCATTCTAAGCCTACGCCCTAACATAGTTTTTATATATCCTTTCTTTTCTCCGCTGTGCTGAACAGCTTTGTTAAGATCAGATAAGTAGGGAGCTAGTTTCTTGTACTGTCTCATTAGAGAAGAAGCCTCCTTAGGATTAAGCTTTAAAGAGGAGGCTAGTTTTGCTGATCCCATACCATAGGAAATTCCTAAGTTAATTGTCTTAGCCTCCTTACGGGAAATTCCTGCTAAGTCTGCCACCTGCTGGTGAAGATCATGCTGGTCATTCTGCAAGAAAGCGGCTCTAAGATCCTCCGCTCCTCGACATCCTGCCAGGTAGGCGTAGTGCACCTGAAGCCTAGGCTCTTGGGACGAGAAGTCTAACGAGTACCAGTTCTCTCCTTTGTGAGGTATAAAGATTGACGCAACTAAACTCAGCGCTACTTCATCTCTCTTAGGAATCTGCTGGATGTTTGGATTAGAGCTTGAGAACCTGCCTGTTTCAGCAGCTCCCATAATGTTTATTTCTGGGTATAGGTAACCATCCTCCGAACGGTCAATAACCCCCTCAACAAACTCTCTGCGAAGCTTTTGATATTTCTTAGCTTGTTCCAACGCGAGAACAGCTGGGTGGGTCTGAGTCTTTCTCCAAGCTGCGTCTACTGAATCTCCTCCTTTAGCAGATACTCCAGGAACTAGTCCTATTTCTCTAAAGGCCGCAGCTAATTGCTTAGTGGATTCAATGTTTACATCTGGGCAGTACGAGTAGAACTCCTCTAGGTATTTGTCTTGCAAGGCGTTTAAACTGTCTATAGATAGCTTGGCCTGATCTAAGTCTATAGGAACTCCTCTAGATCTCCACAGAGTTAAAGCTTTTAGAAGATCACTGTAAAAAGGTATGAGGTCTAAGCCTTCTCTATACAAGTTTTCTTTATACCATTGAGCAAGTCTGTAAGTTATTTCAACATCCTTTCGAGCATACTCAGCTACAATCTTAGGAGAATGCTCAAACAATTGTTTCATATGAGCCATATACTTTCTAATGCCTAGCTCTTTAGCTAGCTCCTCTAAAAGACCGTAGTCTTTAGTAATTCCTAAGAAGTCACGACCTAAGTTATCCAGGCTATAGCTAAATTGAGTATTGTCATATAGCTTAGCTAATATTAAAGTATCTATTATTGGCTTATCTTCGTACCCTATCTTAAGTCTGTGAAGACATCCTAGATCATATTGAGCATTGTGCATAATCAAAGACTTAGCTTCCAGTACCAACTCTCTCATCTCAGATTCATCTGTAGTAAATTGAGGAGGGTTAGCATCCTTCTTATAGGCCATTCCAAGAACTTCGAAATCCTTAAAGGGCCATCCAGCTCCTTGTCTCCTACCTATCGCAGGGTCATGTGTCTCAAAGTCAAGTGTAAGTGCGTATCCCATCCTCAATCCTCTTTGGTTTAAAACAAATCAGAAACATCATCCGCAGTTGCTTTAGCTGCAGGAGCTTTCTTAGCGGCGGTGCTCTTAGGTGCTGGGGAATCCCCAAATAGATCCGCTGCATCGGATGCTGTCATCTCTAGCTTAGATGTTTTAATAGCCAACATCTTTAAACTTACTCCGAAAGTATTGTTCATTACATACGGCCGTAACTCTAGAGCTACTTGCACACCTGTATCTTTCGAGATAGGTCCCGTGACCTCTGTACCATTGCTATCAACTACAACAGGAGGTCCATCTTGCTCCCGGCGATTAAATTTAATGGTAATCTCATCACCCTCTTCTTTGTAGTTTAGAGGTGTTCGGCCGAAGCGCGTAGACTTCCCTCGTGCCGCAGCTTTCTCTACTTCTTCTGCATACAGTCTATCGCTCTCTGCTTCAAGTTTTTTAATAAACTCAGCTCCTTCTACTCGAGGAATGGCTACTAGTTGAATATACTTTCGATTAGTTTCTGCGCCTTTCCATCCAATAGGTTCTTTTAAAACGCTGAATAGGGAACGGCCAACTGGGCTTACTACTTTAGTCATATCTACTTATCCTTTCTGTCCAATCATAATAACTTCACGTGCAATTTGCTTAGCCATCTTCAATACATCTTCAACCTCTACTCCTTCTGTTCCTGCGTTGTGGATAACTATCTTTGTTGCGTGTGCTAGCGCATTTTGGAAAATAATCCGGGCTTCTCTTGTGTCAATGTTCATCGGATAAGACCTCCTTTATATGTTTTCTAAGCTCTCTCACTGATATAGTACCAAAATCCTCTATAGATGTCAACCCCTTTCTTAGTTTATCAAGGTCTAGCTCCTCTAAGAGACTGCCCTCGTCTTTAAAGTCTTTAGAAGCTATTCTGGGATCTAGCTCTCCGTAATAGCCTCCTGGACTTTCATTATACCAGCCCATCCTCTTTCGATAATTAAATATTTTTCTAGTTTCATTTACTAGTTGATTAAAACTATCTACCTTATCTAAATTATCTGCTAAGATCTCTGCTAGTTCGAGCCCAAGTTCTTTGGTTATGAATCTGTACTCAGTTAAGAGCTTAAGAGAGGCTCTCTCTAAATCCCTTCTTCGAATCAGATATCCTTTCTTATTCAAATAGGGAAAGTAGCTTGGAAACCTTGTCTTCATGGCTTTCCTCCTTTGGCAATAGGCTTTTGTCTGGGTATATTAATTCTCTGTTAGCTTCTACTAAGCCTTTAACTAATTCTCTGGTTTCCTTATTAGCTTTCATCATCTTCTTTCTAGAAGCATATTCCCAGAACTTTAGAGAAGCCTCCTTCATAACATTCTCTAGCTCTTGGTCTCTAAACACCTGCCAAACTACCAGCCTCCACTCACAGTCATAAGGATCTCCAGCCTCTAAAGCAGCTACATAGCTCTTATGTATTCCTGTAACCATCATCTGAACTGCTGCCTGTACGTGGTATTGTATTGGCGGTTCTTTATACCATTTGTCAAAGGATTTATATCCTATGCTTTTACACTCTATAAGAGCTGACTTATCTGACAAGTAGGCATCTGGAGTGGCTGCTATTCTGTTCTTTTTAAGAACTAGAGTACCTCCCTCATGCCTAATGGTATTCCAGCCAAGATCCATGTGGAGAGCTTCTAAGACAGCAGGCTCCATAAGATGACCTCTTCTTAAGTGTATGCTCTCTATTGGCTGAGGATCAAGTTTCTTCTTAAGCACAGAAGAGGCTGTGTTATAGGGATTTACTCCTAAGATAGCACTCATCTCAGTGGCAGTTATGTTTTCTAGTCTCTCTTTCCTAAGATGAAGACCCATCTTTAACCTCCTCGTAAAACGCCTTAGAAATATTATATGATGCCTTAGCCTTAGTTAACTTAGGATAGAGCACAAGCAGAATAGTTGAGTTTATAACGATAAGCTCAAAAGTACCTACCCCCTTCATGAACTGACCCAGAGTTATATCTCCAGCGAAAAAAGGGTACGAAAGAATTATATAAGGGACTAGCTGTCCTAAAGCTGCCTTTACTCGGCTAAATAGTGTGAAGTACATAACTACTTTAATGTATCTATAATACGCGGCTGTGACTCTAGCAAGCCTCTCTTTAAAAGTATAGCAATCAGTGCCTTCACATACCATCGTTATAGTCTCTCGAAACTCCCCCTCTTCTGACTGCCATCCCATATCTGAAGCAATCATAGGCTTGTTAAATAGCCAAGCTACTAGGGTCATACCTACTGTATAGGCTGTTGCTGCTATAAGAATAGGTGGATTATCTAGACTCATGATCACCAATGATACAACGATGGTACCAGATATTATTACCTCCACAGCAATCTCTAAGAATAACTCAGTAGCATTTCTTAAGGCCTCTGTCATAGCCTGAGTGTAGTTCTTTACTCGTCTATTAGATCTCTTTACCCAGGGTTTAAATAGTAATTTAGTTTTAGCTCTTCTTAGTTCAAAGGAGACAAGCTGTCCAGCCCATACTTTAAGTCCTTGAGATCCTCCCAACCCTAGCATCATAATAGTAAATAATACTAGCGAGTAGAAGAATTCTGACTGATCTTTTTGCTCTAGCACATCATAGAAATGCTCTCTCCATAAAGGAATTACCGAAGTAAAGAAAATCTCTAGTACTATGACTATAGTTAGAAATAGGAGAAGAAGGTAGAACCTTCTCCTGTCTATCTTTTTAAGGGCATCTTTTAACATAGCTGATGCTCCTCCTCTCTAAGATTAATATGCTTTATACGTATCGAAATTAGGTACTCCGATGTGAGTAGCAATTCCATACTCAAGGGCTTGTTGCGCAGTCAAGTATACATCTCGCTCGAAGTTTTGAAAGATGTCTCGAATTACAATCTCCCTAGTTAATTTACCGTTAGAAGCTTCTATAAGTGGATTAAACCTATCTACTAATTGATTGTTTAGTGTAGCCAACTGTAGAAAATCTCCTTCCAGACCTCTAACTACCTTATCATATCCCTGGTTAAGAGCTTTTTTCATTAGTGTGTCGAAGTACGCCATTTGTGAAGGAGTTACTTCGTAATCCAACTTCTCAGACTTTAAACTCTTCATATTCCTTAGGGCTTGGACTTTACTTACATACTTAGAGCTCCTAGACATTTTCTTAGTATAGGTATCTATAAACAATTTAGATTTTAATACCTGCAACATATCTGCAAAATCTACTACTGTCAATCCTCCCATACTAGCTCCATGAAATAGGATTAATGCGTCCGGAGCCATGTACCTATTCTCACCTTTAAGGAAGGTATTAGCTCCCATAGAAGCTGCAAAAGACGAGACGTAGGTGTCTACAGGAAGACCGTTCTCTAGCTCAGCAAACATACGCCTGCCAGCAAATACCGAACCTCCTGGAGAATATACTTCTAATAGAATACGCTCATCCTCTCCCTTATCTTCGTTAGCCTCTCGAAGTCTTTGAATCATCTCTTCCATACTTTGTTGATTATAGTCTGACTTAAGGGTGATTACATTCTCTTTCGAATCTACCTCTTCAAGTCCTCCAGAAGATACAGACATCACAGCATAACTAACCATTCCTAGTAAAGCTAAGCCTGCTACTGATACATTAAATTTAATCATAATTAATTTCTCCATAATTACCTCCCTGCCTATACTATATAATATATAGCAGGGAAGTGTGTTTGTCAAGTACTTTTCATAAATAATATTAAATAATTGGGCATCCTCCAGAGCCGCACTCTAGAGAAGAGTCTAGTTCATGATTAACTCCATCAAAGTCTATAGGACGTACCTTAGCTGACAGTCTCTCATACTCTTCTTTAGTTATCTCCTCCAAAGGAGCTTGATCGAAACCATGTCCTGAGTGGAGCAGGAAGGATACTGACTTTACAGAGTCTTTGTAGTTCTTCCGAAGCCATTCTTTTATCTCAGGTAGTTCCTCCTTTTTATAGTATACTGTACAGGATACACTATTGTCAGACCATACAGTCTGCAGCTCTTTTACGTAGTTTAATTGATCTACTGCTGAAACATCCTTAGCTATTACAGTTCCTTCAGGAAATGAGCAAGGAAAAGATATGATAGAAGTCTCTTTATCCTCTGCCCCGTCAAAAGACCTGACGAACTCTACTGGATATCCTGACTTTCTAGCCTGCTCTACTAAAGGATCATCGGTACGAAGTCTTACCCTTCTAATATGGTACTGACTGTATCCTGGATGAACCCCAGGCGTTACTCCTGCTAATAAAGACAGAGTTCCAGAAGGCTTAACAGTAGTTAGTTTAATACTTCTGCTAAATCCATGCTTATCTGAATACTCATTGTCTAACTCCCTGAGTTTCTTATAGGTCTCATCTAGCCAGGACTTCTGCTCTTTAGAGGCTTGTAGGTATCCTGTAATTCCGATACCCATACGCATATTCTTATGTACTATCTCCTCTGTCTCTTTTAGGTGGCAGGGCAGTGCTAGGCTATGTTTATTTATTTTATATAATAGCTCTACTATATCCCACAGCTCTTCTTTAGTCTTGTTGTTAGGTAAAAATATTTCAGCTAAACAACAAGTCTCATAATTAGCTAGTGACTGCTCTGCACAAGGATTATACCCTTCTACATCCGGATCTGGGTACTGAGTCTCTCCTAATCTACCTACGGCTCTTGATAGAGGTAGATTAATCATACCATAAGGCTCTCCATTGCCTAAATAACCCTCCCAGAAATAATCAGGAAGGTCATCTATATCATTAACAACCACAGAGTTATTAGACATTGCTCGATAGGAAGGTATGTTTCCTAAGTCCCATCGCTTAGCATATAGGAAGTTCTTGTCTATGCTATCTCCTAAGGCTATTTGAGCTGACCTACGTACATTACCGGCAACAACTACACTACCGATAATATTCATAATGTCTAAGGCATCTACAGGAGATATTTTCTTTCCTCCTTTACCGCTTAGTAGTTTAGCTATCTGCTTAATTCCTTTTATTAGAGGTCCTGGACCAGAGGCAGTCCCTCCGAACCCTTTAATAAGCTCTCCAGCTCCTCTCACTAATACGGTACTATATGAGAAAGACTTTCCTGTAATAAAGAAAGATTTAAGAACTCTATCCAATAGAGAAATCCAGCCTTCTCGACTATCAGGAACTATGAAATCAGCGTCCTTAGTCTCTTTGTGCGTTATTTGCACCTCTTTCAACACAGGCGGAAGGCTATATACGTGCTTCAACTGGATATTAAAGCCTACTCCACTTCCGAGCATTAAAGCATCAAAAGCCCAGGTAAAGGGTCGTATAGGATCGCTGACAACTGTAAAAGCACAGTTTTGGAGCGATAAAAGTCCTAGTCTATCTACTGTAGTAGTTCCTAACTGCCATAAGAACCTACCTGCTACAGAGCCTTTAAGCTCTTTAAGCATTTTATACGCCTTATCGAAGTACTCAGGATCTTTGAGATCTGGTACTTTAAGTTGGTCTCTAGCAGCTGTTAAAACGCGCATAATGGTCATGTGAAAGGATTCTGTATCCTCATAGTCATCTAAAATCCTTCGAGCGTAGGTACGTTTAAATACAAACTCTCCTATAGGTCCAAAAGGTGTTTTTATATCTTGCTTCATCTATTTACCTCTTAAATACATCGCCCATCCTAGTCCACTAAGCAATACTCCTGCTATAATACCAAACCCAGCTATATACTCCTGCACTTCAGGAAAGAAAACGTGAGCATCCGCTATTAAGCTTCCTACAGAAGCTAAGAATAGTATTCCGAATGAGGTTTTGTATAAATCTCTCATATTTAAATCTCTCCGTATAGCTTCATTACGAACTTAACGAAAGGTCCTCGTTGAATGTCTTCTAGTCCGAAACGAACATGTCCTACAAACTCCTGATCTGGAGAGGTTGATAGCTTATATATTAGGTCAGATAGGCCGTTACTCTCTCTTTTTACTACGTCTTCTTGCTTCATGTCGCCTAGAATGAGTAGTTGTGACGTCTCTTCAATACGGGTAAGTAAGGTCTTCATCTGCAGCTGAGTACTGTTTTGAAACTCGTCCGCAATTATCACACTATTCCTAAAGTTACGCCCTCGTAAGAAACCTACTGGGATAAACTCAATCTTTTCCTCGATATCTTCGATATCCTTCATAGTTATCATAGGGCTGAATTCTGATAAGTACTCAATAAATTGCTCAGCGTAAGGACGTGTCTTAGCATTTACGTCTCCTGGCAGGAAGCCCATCTTCTCACCACCTACAGTAGTTAGAGGTCGAGTAAAGATTAATTTTTCTTTTTGACCTTTTAATATCTGAGTAAGTGCATGGTGTACAGCTAGGAAAGTTTTACCTGTTCCTGCTAACCCCTCCATAATAACTACTTGATGATCTTCCATTAAGCCCATAGCTATGCGTTGATTATCTGTAGCTGGTGTAATAGGAGCTATAGAAAACTTAAAAGGCCTGTTTTTACCTACTCGTTTAGATGCTTTAGCCATAATATATACCTTTAATTAACTTTGTTAAGCTGTTCTACTGTCTTATAGCGAAAATATCGTTGATACTCTCCTGCTAACGAGATTACTGGCTGGCTATCAGGCAATTCTCTAAGAACTAATTCATCTATAACTGAGTTTAATGTGTCGATAACCTTTTGACGAATCTCTTTTGTAATACCTACTGTGCCGGTAATAGATAGGGTTTTAGGATCAAACTCTATATAGCCTCCAACTTTCTCTATATATTCTTTTATCTCAGTAGTAAATTCTTCTAACTCTACTACCTCAGCTTCCTCTAGCATAGCTGCCTCCTTTTATTTTTTGGTTCTTCTATACCACTCTTCCGGTATAGTCCCTTCTGCATATATAAACCCATTCTTATCGCACCAATCTCCATACGAGGTCTTAGATCCTTTACGGATTTTAGTAGAAGCTTTTTGAAAAACGAATCTAATCTCTATGTCAGGGTGTTGCTCCTTAACAAGTAAATGCTTAGCTCTATCTTCAGAGTCGAAAAACCCTTTAATCTCTACTACGGTACCATTGTCTAGAAGGATATCAGGAGTGTATGTAGAAGGCTTCTTCTGGTATTTTATCTTAATAGACTCATACTTAAACTTTACTTTCTTCTTTTTAAGCTCTTCTATTATACGGTCTTCTAGCTTACTTCTATACTTTACAGTATTACGCTTTCTTTTTGATATTGTCATAACTTTCCAATACTTTCTGTAGATTTTTAGGCTCTACCATCTCTGTAGCTATGTTATATCTTACCATATCATAAGCACTCATAAAGAAATCAGAACGTCCTAGAAAATTTCGTTTAATAAATAGTTCGTCTAAGTCTGTAGTTTCAGCGAAGATATCCAACATAGAAGCTTCTAGCATTTCTAGGTGACCTACAATATCCTTTAGGTTATGGAAGTTACCTACCGCATCAGCACTCATATGGTGAGCCATGCCGTAGGAATTAGGTAGTACAATTCTTCGATCTCCAGCTAAGAACAGTAGTAGAGCAGCAGATTCTACTCCTACATTAGCAACTGTGGTAATTGGCACCTCAATAGATCTCATTAAGTTAATGGCCGCCAGAGCTTCAATTAAATCGCCTCCAGGACTATTTAAATGAAGTACGTAATGCTTAGGTTTACTATCCGTACCATAATCATCTGTCTCTCTCTCATCTAAATGCCCTAGGATATGGTGAATAACTCCAGTTACCTCTCCTTTAGCAACTTCTCCATATAGAGTATAATGCGCTGTGTTCATATTTAAATCCTTGTGAGTAAGTTATCTATCTGCTTAGTGTTACTGTATACTATTCTATATTGTTCCTTAAGTATGGCAAGCTCATCAGCTACTAAGGTCTGAACTTTTCTACCTACTATACCCATAGTTCTTGTGTATATAGCGTCTATATCCCTCTTAATCTTAGGCAGCTGATTTAATAAAGCTCTTTTCTCCTTTAAAAGCTCGGATAGTTTTCCATTTCTAGAAGCCTTATACTGACTTAGGGTAAGTAGTTTGTTCTCATAATCGAAGAAAAGGTTTGTGCTATAGGTTAACCTATGTCTAGCTATCTTTGAGACTTCTTTCTCGCTTTTTCTCTTTTTATATAATCTCTTATCCATCTTACTCAACCTCCGTCTGAAGCTCTTCCAGCTCTAAAGTAGCTTTGCTGGTGAGAGTATGTAGTCTTTCACGTACTGTGTAACTAGCCAATATATCTGAATTGTCTACTACATCTTCCATAGCATCTACTAACCCTTTTATCTCTTCAATACGCTGCTTTAGATCGAAGACAGCAGACTCAGATAAATTTTCGGCGCTCTCCTTAATATCTCTGAGAATATTTCGTTGAAAGTCTGTTAGGCGTCTCATGATAATATCTCCTTTATTTAAATTTGTTCCGTACTGCCTTTTCCTTAGCTTTTAATTTACATATACCTGCTTTTCTAAATGCCAGGGATATCCTATAATCAATATCGTCCTTAGATTGTACTGGCTTCTTATCCGTATCTCTATGTCGTATTAAAGACCATACTAAGAGTATAGCAGATAGAACGAAGAAAATCAAGGTAAATCCTAAGCCTTTTATAACTATAGGTAGGTGGCTATGTGCATTGATAGCCATTTCCTGAAAAGCCCACCAGATATCTACTGCTGAGGCTCCAAAACCTCCTACAAAACTAGCTACTGCTGATAATGCTGCTATTTGAAAGTCTGTTAGGCGTCTCATGATAATATCTCCTTTATTTAAATAAGTAGCTTATAAGTAAAGGTAAATTTACTAGTACGAATAAAGCTGCTATAGTTAATGCTGTCTTAGTTAAGAATTCAGTCCACGTAATCATTGTTAAGCTCCTTTTCCCATTTATCTATTAATCTCTCAAGTTCTTTTCGTTGTCTGTATGCTTCGAATAGTTCGAAAGAAATGATTTGTGGTTCTGTTTTATAAACCTTAATACCTTCTCTTTCTACCTCTATAACTTCATTATACCAATCTTCTAACACCTTGTCTAGTAAAATCTTACTAATGTCTATAACATTATCCCTATTATTCATTTTAATATCTCCTCACAAACTCTAGGCCGTTTATATCTTCTATATAATATACTGCGTGGCTTTCTAGAACTATCTCGTGTATCCTCTCTATCTCCTCTTCTGTGCCATTCTGTATTAGCCAGGTAAGATAGAACTCAGAGGATAGTTTCTGTGCCGCTCTCTCTACTCTAAACATCTTCACCACCTCCTCTATACTATATAAGATAGTACGATTGAGATAAATGTCAAGGGTAAATCGTAAATATTTATTTTAGGTGTTTAAAAACTTGACAAATAATCCAATACATGTTATACTAAACCTAGGTTGCTGCGAGATAAATATATAACACACCTCTTAAGCTTTTAGCTTATTCTGTAGAGGGCGAAGCCCTCGTTAGTGCTTATTATCTTAAGAGAGTAGATAAAATAAATATATTATTAAATATCTCTACTACTAGGTTTATTACATACTTTATTAGATAATATTAAATCATATAAAGAAGCAGCTAATCTCTTTAAAGGTTCTTTACGCTTCCAGTAAGAGTTAGAAGGTCCATGAGGCTTTAAAGGATCTTTCTTCTCAATATACCAATCATAAGGAGAAGGTATAATATACATATCCTCGAAGAAATCTCCATAGCTTAGCCAAGCTGGTACTACATCATCTTTATCTAGATCTAACCAAGCTTGCTTAGTAGGATTAGTAGATGTAGGCTTAAGAGGGTCTTTATCCTTATCAGCCTTAGTTCTTCTACCATGTTTTCTAGTAGCCTGTATAAAGCTTTTAAAGCACCCACAGCTCTTAGTATTTCCTCGTGATACATTGTATACATTAGCCTCGAATAAGTTACCACAGAAGCATCTATACGTCCCTGTGTGCTTATATTCTCTTCCTTGTACTGTCAAGTACTTAACTAGAGTGAGAGGAGGCTTTAGGCCCTTTCTAATAGCTATGAATATCTTAATAGTATTAGTAGAATATCTCTCGAGAATATCCTCAGGTAGTTTACTTATAGCTAGGTCAAAGTCAATAGTGGCTAGAGATGTTTTATCGTCCTTTCTTTTCACCTTCTCTACTTTCTTAGTAGGCTCAATTAATCCCTTTGGGCTTACAAATCCTTGCTTAGGTCCTTTAGGGCGAAAGGCTGTTATACTCTTAATAGAGTAAATGATGCTGTACATATGCAAATACCTCATAGCTTAATGGTTATATCTATACTAAATTAGTATAACATAATTACCCTAAACGTGTAAAGTGTTAATAACAGTAAAATAGTGCAAATCAATTGACCAAAAAGGTCTTGTTAATAACCTCTTATTAAGTGAGGTAGCACTTAGCTACTTCGCTCTAACGGCTTATAACAGTTATACATTGATGACAGTGAGCTAAATAACAGCTATTAACTATAAGCTAAGATAATTAAATAAACTTTTATCTGAACTAATATACTTAATAACTAATAACCTACTGCTTAATAACTGTTTACACTACTCTTATTCCTTCTTCGTTATTTATTACTAATAAGCTAAGAGAGTTTTACTACCACTTTTAACCAACAGACGACACGGGTAAGTATGCCTAGAGTTCATAGGCTTTAATGCCTTAGGGGCTTAAGGGCTTTCTTCGTTACCTACTTCTTACTATACTCTCGTACTATATAGAGCTTTATAGGGGTGCCTCCCCCCTGTGTGTGTGCGAGATGGGGGAACAGTCCACCCACGAAATTTTATTTTTTGAAATTAACAGATAGTATAACCAAGAGGTTAATTTATATGACCGCAGAGAAAGACCATTTATTTAAACCTGGTAAGTCGGGCAACCCCAAAGGCAGGCCCAAGAAAGTAAGCCGTGAAAAGATTACTGAGGCTGACAGGGACTACTTCGGCACTGACTCCCGCAAATTCCTTGAAAGAGCTCTCCTCAATGCTGAAACCTGGGAAGAAGGTCTTAAGTACGCTAAAGAGCTAAGAGCCTTACAGCACGCTTCTTTACAAGCTGTACAGACTAAGATAGATAAGACTCATACTATTACTCTTAGATGGAGTAACCCAGATGAGATTAAGTCTAATGAGCAAGTACATGAAGAGAAAAATAAAAAGATCATAGAAGCTTCTATTGTAGAAGAGCTAGACGAGGGAGATAACCTCCATGACAATAAAGAAGAAATTGAATAAAGAGCAAGCTCTAACTAAAACTAAAGTGACAAAGAGAAAGCCAGGAAGGCCTAAGTCTAAAAAGAGCATTGAACAAATAGATCTTCTCGCTCTTAAACAATCTATTCTTCTCGATGATGTAGAGGGTAAGGTACGTGAGAAGCATGCTAAGGAAATGGAAGCTGATGGCACTAAAGAGATTGTAGTTCCTTATACTCCTTCTAAGCATCAGAAAGAAGTACATGAATTAATTAGCCAATACCGCTTCGGTGTAGTTGTAGTTCACCGTGGCTGGGGTAAGACCTGGCTGGCCGCTAACGAGTTAATTCGTAGAGCGTGGACCTGCTCGGCCCCTCAAGGCGGTAAGTTTATTTACGTAGCTCCAGAGAAGTTACAAGCTAAGAAGATTGTATGGAAAGAGATTAAGTTCTTCGTACAAGACCTGCCACATACAGTTAATGAGGCTGAGCTGACTATTACATTCCCTAATGGATCCTCTGTCGAGCTAGCAGGTGCTGACAACCCAGACCGTCTACGCGGACAACACCCTCACTTTGTTGTTCTCGATGAGGTTGCTCAGATGCCTAGAGATACTTGGTATGAAGCTGTATATCCCTCTCTTCGAGCTAATAAGGGTGGAGCTTTATTTATAGGTACTCCTAAAGGAGATAACTTATTCAGGGAGCTGTATGACTTAGCTGGTGAGAATGAGAAGTGGTTCAACTACAGGAAGACTATATACGATACTACTGTAGCTACTAAGGAGGAAATAGAAGATCTTATATCTACTATGCCCGGACCTAAGTTCGAGCAAGAGTACTTATGTTCTTTCGAAGCAGCTATACAAGGAACCTTTTTCGGACCTATTATCGATGACCCCAAAAAGAACCTTGTCGGCATAGTTCCTTTCGATCCTTCACAGCCTGTTATAACCAGCTGGGACTTGGGTACTACAGACAGTACCGCTATTTGGTTCGTACAGAGAGATAATAAGGATAGTAAGTTATTACGGGTTATTGACTTTTATGAGAATAAGGAACAAGACGTATTCCACTATATTTCAGAGATAAAGAAAAGGCCTTATATATACGATCACCACATTATGCCTCATGACGTTACTCACGTCTCCTGGGAAACTAAACGTACTCGCTTGGATATCTTCAAGCAGCATGGTATGAAGATAGTAGTAGCTAAGAAGGCTCCTATATCAGAAGGCATCGCGATGGCACAGGCCATGCTTTATACTTGTAGGTTTGATGCTGATAAATGCTATAGCGGACTATCTCACTTGAGGCAGTATCGAGCTAAGCAAAATAAATTGACAGGGGAATTCCTTGAAGATCCAGTACACGATATGCACAGTCACGCAGCTGATGCCTTTCGTACTTTGGCAGTAGGGCTAAAGAATCTTCCTAGTCAAGACTATTCAAAGGTAGGATACGCAGAATCTTCCTACGACTATTTTTCACCTTCTACTTCAGGGAGATCTCCTTATGACAGCCAAACAACTCAAAATAGTTATGATGTCTTCGACCCAACAAAAGGTTTTAAATAAATCGCCGAGCGTGCCTCAAACACCTGCTCCAGTAGCAGCTCCTCCGCCTCCTACAGTAGATAATAGTGAAGAGGTGAAGAAGCAACGAGCTATTGAAGCTGAGAGGGCTAAGCGTGAAAAGGGTCTATCAGCTACAGATAATACAGGTGGTGAAGGAGTTCCTTTACAGGAAGAGAATGTACAGAAGAAAACTTTACTAGGGGAGTAGTTGGATATGGCCGACAATCAACCACAAAGAGGAATACTGCAAGGATTTTCAGAGTGGTTGCAGCAAGTGTTGGCCGCTCCTAGAAACACCTTCCTAGGTTCTGGAAGACTGTCCTTAACTCCTTACGGGAATTATTCAGGCGGATTTACTACTAATGTAAGGAACGTTGATGTCATACGAAACCCTTATGGAGTAGCTTCTAGACTAACCTCGGACATAGACTCTGCTGTTAATTTCTCAGCTCTGCTTCAGCCAGGTCAATCAGTTGAGGTATCCTCTGGACGCCTATCAGATCCTAAGCTAAATGCTACCACAGCTAAGAGACTTAATGAAGACCTTCAGCAAAGACGAGTACAAGAGGCTGGCCTTCAACAAGCAGCTCAAACATCAGCTAGGGAATCTAGATCTGTACTAGCTACTTTGGATGAGATGTTCTTAGGTAACACAGCTACTAAGGTAGAGACTGGTCAGAAGAGAACAGGTTTCTCACTAGCTAAAGAGATAGGCTTTAATGAAGGTCGTCAGAAGACTATATTAGGAGAAGCTGCCTCACAGAAGAAGGTAGTAAAACCACCAAGGAGTATTTAATAATGGAATTAAAGATTACAAGTACTAGCAAGCTTAAGATTACTAATGGCGGAGGCGGCGGTAAAGGCGCAGCTCCTCCGCCTCCTCCACCAGCTCCTGCCCCACCTCCTCCACCAGAGGACACCGGTCCAGATCCTAAAATGCAGGCTGAGATTGAAAAGCAGCGAGCTGCCAGGTTTAGAGCAGGTAAGCTAGGTCAGGAAGACGTCACAGGTTCTGATCAACAAGTTGAAGATACTCAAAAGAAAACACTACTCGGGGAGTAACCCAATATGACCATACACTACAGCGGAATCGATGATAAGAGCACAGGCGGAGGATTTACTCCGAGAGCCAATGGATCTGACGAGTTCATAGTACAGCGCGTATTATCTCGTTTCGATTCCCTTAGGTCAATACGCTCTAACTATGAAAGTACTTGGGATGAGATTACTGAATACGTTCTACCTAGTAGAGGGTCATATTCAGACCTCAGAACTAATACTAGAGCCGATCGAAGAGATCGTAAAGTATTAGACATTACAGGTATCGTAGCTGCCCGTACTCTTTCAGCTCGTGTTATTACTGAGATGACTAGCCAAGGAGATAGGTGGTTCGAC